TTTTTTTTTTGGTAATGAAGCGCCAGCCAGGCGATTCCAATATAAATCTGGAGAGATGCAAACTAAAAAACTCAGCTACGAGTCAGGACGACCCGTAACATGAAAAAATGAAATTTTCTCCCCCACTTTACAGTGGTTTATACTGGATCGACCTGGTCAGCATTTTTGCTAGACCGTCTCCTCGGTACCTACAACATATATGTAGGATTAGTAGTACGATAAAAATAATTACATATTCGTACTTGATAGCAACAGACTTTTCTTCAAAATTCTGCTGTTTGATACAACACGTGAAATGATTCAAAAACCTAAACCCCTTAAACCTCATGGTGGCGGCGGCGGTGGTGGTAATTGAGCAAACAAAGGACTCCTAAAAGGAGGTGCTCCTTGAAATCTCAAAAATTGAAAATCTTCTCCAATTGCTGTATCATGATACATTACACCAACGGCTGTATCTTCGCCGGATGGCCTATTGGCCAATTCTCCCGTAAAACAATAAGTAAAACGTGAGATATTACCTGATAACATCTGAGAATTAATTGTTTGATCTCTTTGTTCTGAAGCAGGATTATTCGTACCAGAATTAAATGCTGGTTGCCAAAGATTTGAAGAATAATATGGAGTGACAAATTCAACTCCACCATTGCTTAACAAATGATAATTAATGGTTCCTTCAATTCCTGACTTGAAACCTCTTGTCAGATTTAATGAACTTCCGAGAGTTAAATCTGTTATATCAACCGTCTCTTGCCTATATATAGGTGATAAACGTCGTTGTATAGCAGTACCCGGAACAAATCCATTTTGAGAATCTCTCAATGTAACTGTGATATAATCAGTTGGTGTAGAGGTAAAATCCCCTATTAGTTTCAACCTGTGCTTAAAAGAGCCACGCATACCCATAAAGGCATAACGTAAATATGAAAATAAATTTGCATTGACTTCTTCATTTGATAAGGTTGGTTCGACACCACCAGTGTCTGTATTTTGATAATAACCTGAAGTAGTTTGTGGTATACAACTACCGTCGAGTGTGCCAAATACGGCAACATCTCCGGCAGAACTGCTAAAGGCTATACCTGGATTAGAAGTAGTTTGGTATCTCTTTAATAAATTACGAAAACTTACTATCTTCTCACCCATGTGATCAACATGAATATCTTTATGACTGGAATTTCCAGGATTGATAACAATAGGTTCCTCTGAAACAACGACAGCTGACTCAGGGGTGATTGCTGCAGGTGGTACTATATTAGCTCCACAAATAGCAGTTTCACTAACTGGTGTTTGCCAGTACTCAACTACATACAAAAAGCCTTGAGCTGTAAATGTAGCGCCTAAAATATCAGACGGTTGTACTGAAATACCAATTTCATTGATATCTATATCATCAAAACCTGAAACAGGAACGGCTACACCGCCCAATAATGCTTGTTTGAAAAACAACATAGTTTCAGATAAATCATATTGATTAAATTGTGCTGGGAGTAAGACTCTTCCGAAATCTATACCCTCAGCTGAAGGACGCGCATATTCCATGTCATCTGACCATGCATAGACATTTATAGTAACAGTCGCGTCAGGCGTTGGTTGAACAAGTTCATTCAACACTCTGACTTCGAGGACTCCATTATTATCTGAAGATCCTTGATTATCAGGAACAAATACATTATCAGAAGCTTGTCCACTATAAAACCAAGATTGATTATTAGAATAAGGGTTCTCTTGATTGAGAATTCCATCATATAATGGTCTATCTTGTGAAGGTGGAGGCATATTACACCAACTACGTGTAGCGGCCCAGTCACATTTAACTGTAACTGTTTGACCGTTTTGAATATCTAAAATGATACTATTCTGTTGGTTTAATGGTGCTTCGTTATTCTTAATAATAGAATTGTATTGTTGAATGTTAGGTTCATATCTAATTAATAGTTTGCCTCTGTGAAAACGAGAACAAACAACTTCAAAAGTGTAATTAATAGAACCACGCCAAAAAGTAAAAGGACGAGATGAAAAAGCTAACGCTGAATCTAAAAATACGTTCTGATCAAAAGTTGGATCTGCAAGAGAAGTAACTCTTCCTAGACATACACCTAAATTTGGTGAAACTACAGAATTCCAAAGAACAGTAGACATACTTAGATCTTCATCAGTCCAAACAAAAGTCCCAATAAATGATTTTCTAGACGCGATGGCTCCCACGCACATCTCATCATAATCCATACCTCCCATAGACGGATCAATAGATAACTCATTTTTAGGGTCAATTGCTAAAGTATAAGCTGTATCATGAACGCTAGTAACAGCACCATTCTGAAACGGCATGTTTTTCACGTAAACAGCTTTAGTTAAAATATTCGGTCTTGACCAGCCAAAATAGGAAGCAACAGCTCCTAGGCCTGCTGACACAGCACTTACTGTTGTCGCAATTGGTCGAAAAACCGGTATAGCTGCAGCAGCAGCTGAAATGTTAGTAATTGCAGTAGCAGCCTTTGTGACGGGGCCAGGATCTTCATGTTCAGATTTAGTAACTTCCGCTTTAGCTTGTGATGCTAAATTGGAAAGATCTGTACCTAGATCTTGACCTACTTGAGTCAAAGAAGACTTTCCTGCAGCATAATCTGAGACCATTGAACCGGCCGCAGACATGATACCTTTGTCCATTGCTTCTGCTGCATAACCTGCACCTTTTTGTAAAACACTTGATTCGGCAGTAATATCGATATTTGTGGCTGTAATACAACCTAATTCAATATTTTCTACCCATGCAAATACATTAATGGATACAGGTCCTTCAAAATCTGCGTTAGCAACTCTGATTGCATTCAAAGTTCGCAGATATAATCTTCCAGCTTCTTCAAAATCTGGAAAAGGTGTACTATTCGTAATCACCAAGCCATCTAAGGCTGTTAATCGAAATTTCTGCTTATATGAAATAAAAGGTAAGCACATTTCAAGTGGCATATTATCTTTAGGATCTATGGTTTTTGTACCTGGAGCCTGTGATAAATAAGCATTGAAAAATTGTCTTCCTCCTCTTTGTTGAGCAGTTGTCCCATTTTGTATTAAATCTTCAGCTACCTGCTGTACGGCAGATAGAGGTTCATTAAAAGTAGGATAAGGTTGGTAAGATGCCAACAGTCTTCCATAATGATACGGAGTACCTGAAAGCGCAACTCTAATACATAAATTTCCTTTAAAATAAGCGTAATTAGATAACTTAGCACGAATAGTTGGATCTCGAGACCATAAGTCCCAGACATCAAGTTGAATTCCATATTCACCTGTGAATTTATCATCCCAGATTGAAATTGGACGTCTGAAAAATTGATCAAGAGACCATTGTGTATTACCACCATCCATAGTATTATGTAATGATGGCCCAAGAGCAGCAGTATCAGGAGTTTCTCCCATATGATCGTGTACGTTCTGGTTTGATTCCTTAATGGTAGGTTCCCCTGTATGGAAATCACCTTGATCACCAGATACATTACTGTCATAGGGCGCGGACTCAGAATGAATCTGCGATCTCCTAAAGATGCGTCTCTGTCGAGTTTGGTCGTAAGAATTTAAAGTATTTTGAGTTTTTGCAACTCTTGATGCATTTAATAAAGCGTCATAGCGCTGCTTATAAGCAGCTGCGTTAGCACCATATTGAAGCTCAAAAGATAAAGCAAGCTCATTTAAGTCCTTACTATCAATCACTGCGTTTCCAGTGATTGCAGGGTCTGCAGTAGGTTGCAAGCCAAAATTGTTAATATTTGCCATAATAATATATTGACTACATTGTCAGTCTTCAGAGAGCGGTATTCTCGCATCTCACCCCTCTAGCTACGGTATATCGGCCTCCGAGGGACTCTCTGGAATTTGTTCATAAATTTGGGCACGCACTTCTTCAAATGAAGGAAATGCAGACAAGACAACATCATATTGTCTGTCATAAATTTCACTAGCTACTTCAGCGAATCTTTTTCTTAAATGAAAATAATCCTCAGCAGTTGTGTGAAAAAACAATTCTCGTAAAGCTGATGTACATGAATCGATCATTTGATCTTCAACATTAACTTCACGCGAAGGTAGATAATAACATATCGCCTTCATAATAGATTGTCTATCTAATGGTGCAACCCAATGACCTAAATCTTCTCTAAATACAAAATTTCTTTTTAAAAATGAAATTTGATCTAGTTTGAGAAATGGTGTCATTTCTAAGGTTTTAGCAGCATTAGTATAATCTACTCCATATATATTCTTACAAAAAGCTTGATAGTTTACGTTGTTGAAAAATCCTTTACAAGGTTGTTTAACAGCAGCAATAACATCATCGCCATAAATACAAGGTTTAACATTTTTAAAAAAATCTTCATTAGAAGGTCTCATAGAAATGAAAGCATAAACTAACATAGCTAACCCTCTTAAAGAATTATCTTCAGCCGTCGCGTACTTCCCAGAAGGTTGAAACGCTGGAGCTGCAAAAATATCTCCTGTATTTACTATTGTAGGATATAAATTATCAGAAAGAATACCACGAACGATGTTTAATGATTCGTCGTTGTATCCAAAATGCTCTAAGACGTTATGAACTATAGTATTTGCTATAAGTCCAATGTCATAGGGCATAGATGTATCAAAGCCACCATAATCTCCTTCCATATATTCATCGGAGAAGTCTTTTAAGCCATTTACTAAATCGTCCACGTCTGTGGAATGCATATTTATACCAATTTGAGTTCCAAAAATATCGGAATATTGATTCAAAAGAGTATAGAAAGGCATTAAATACATACGATTCAATAAAGTAGCATCATAAGGTGACATACAGAAAACTCGTGTTTTAGCAACGCGACACTTTTCATATGATCTTGGTTCGTCTTTAAGCTGTGCTCCTAAAAAAGGGCATGCATCACGACCGTTTTCATATGCGTGTACTTGTTCAAGCACTTGCTCTGTAACTGATTTCTTAGGCCAGTAAGAATCCTTCTTGAAAGGTAATTCTACTTGATCTGACCATTTCTTTTTTGCGCCCATGTATGACCAACCACCTGAAGTGGAAGGTTTCATAGCACGCATGTAAAAATCCTCCGGATGCCCATTTTG